TCAGGTATCTCATAGCCCTCATCAACAGGGTCGAATAACTCAGAAACTGCAGAATATTCTATTACTTCAGTATCATATCTATACTCAGCCCTCACAATTAAGAAGTTGCTCATAAACTTTAGTAGCAGCTCATCATTTCCAGTAGAGTCAATAGATACTTTGAACCTACCTTTTCTGCTGCGAAAGTTATCAGACAGAGAATCTGTGCTTTTTCTGACTGTTATTGAGTCCAATTCACTATCCTATCCCATTTATCAAGATTTTTCTTATTTATCAGAGACCTAAATCCATATCCATCACAAACATCAACGAACTTCTTTCTGGATAATGAATTGTTCTTATTGATGATCACCTTCTCAATGCCATGCATAGGCAGGATTATAAGCTCTTCATTCTCAGATATAAGGGAAGAAGCAGACTTTATATCAATGTACTTTTTTGACTTATGGCTAAGTTGGCCAAGCAAATACTTTATTGCTGTTTTCTCAGCTACTCCCTTTACACCTGCTACATTATCTGTTCCGCAGCCAGCTATTGACTTTGCCTTTCCCCATAAGCTTGGGTCGCACCCATATTCTTCATTAAATGATTCTCTTGTTCGGAAGGTTTTTGTAACTGGATTATACAATTCACAGTTATCATTTATCAATTGATAAATATCTTGGTCTGTTGTTATGACTATGAACTTATACCCATTGTTATTTATGGTTATTGATGCCATAACATCATCGCCTTCATATCCATCACACATAAACACATTAGAGAAGCCAAGATTTGGTAAGACTGTTTCCCTTATCTCTGTAAACTGTAGATGGGCAATACGCTTGTTGTGCTTTTCTTCTTCAGATGCCTCTTGGTCACGTTTTATCCTATGCTGCTTATACTGAGGATATATCTCTTTCCTTATGCTATACCTTGAGTCCCAAACAAATGCTATATTGTTTGGTCTGAATTCCTCAGCATAACTTATCATCTTTTTCACAAACCCAAATATAATCTGGGTGTACTTATAGTGGAACGATAAGGCTGGCATAGAATGGAATATAGCATGGCAGACATAATTACAATCAATTACGAGGCACTTCATCACTCTGGGAATCTCTTCACTCTGTTCGATTTTACACCATCCTCTATTCTATTCCATTTCTCTTCAACAAGTTTTATAAGCTCACCATTTAATCCATTTGAATCAATGTACTCAATAGCAGTAGCATAGTGCTTGAAATTCTTTTCAAATAGATCATTGATGACTTTGTCCTTTGGCCCATATAGATAGTGTATCATAGATGTTATATCATCTACTCCATAGTCAAATACTATTGGAAACTCTGCTTCTCTGAATGGCTTAGCAGTTTTATTCCTTTTGAATCTTGCTTTTACATTTATGCCAGTTATGAGTTTGATGCCTTCTTTCACTTTAGGGACTTTTCCTGTCTCTGCTAACCAGCATACCTGATGGGTATAGAAGTTAAGAGCATCGCCACCGGCACGGTATTTTTTCTCTCCAAATGTGATGCCTATTTTCTGCCTAGTTTGGGATACAATTATTAGAGTACAGTCTTTCTTGACCTGCCCATTATCGCCCTCTATCTTAGAACAAAGAGTTTTGAAGAACCGCTTTGATCCATATTTCTGCTTTCCTAGGTCATATGATCCTTCTGGGTCTTTGTCCTTCTCTACTGTCTCCATAAATGCTTTGAGCTCCTCTTCACTATCAAGAGCATCCCAGCTGTCTATAATGTATAGCAAAAAATGTCCATCTTCAACAGCTTTGACTCTTTTGAAAAAATCCCTACCAAACTCTTGGATTGTGCCAGTCCTGATCCACTCAACCCCTTCATTGAATTTATTCCCATACATCATGTCTACAGGGAAGTCCATAACTCCCTCAACATTATTATAAATAATAGACACCTTTTTAACTTGAGGAAAGTTATGGCTTTTATTCCCTAGCATGTTGTAAAAACAATGAGCTGCTGTTTCAAGGGCTATGAGTGTTTTTCCGGAACTGCCGTCACCGACAATATTGTTTATTCTGCCTCTTGCCCAACCACCATCAATGGCTTTTTGTGAAGCGGCAAGATTTAACATTGTTGATCCAGTGTTAATAAAATCTACTGGACAGGAACTACTAACAGAGCCTTCGTCTTTGGATCGCACTGTCCTCTTAGCCATGTATCACCTATTTGCTTTTGTCTCTTGCTTCCCTTATTTTCTTTCTGATTGCCTCTTTCTTATCATCAGTTGATTCATCAACCTCTGGCTCAGCATCTCTTCTTGGCTTCCTTGGCTCTCTTTTTGGCTTCTCTGGCTTCTTAACCTTTGGTGGCTCAGCACAATCTGCGGCATACTCACAGTCTTCACAGTCCTGATAAACATCATACTCTTTTTGAAAACAATCAGGTGGGCCATCTGGTTCAGCAGTGCTATCATCTTCGTGATCATCTGAATTGCTTTTAGTGTCTTCGACTGGCCTACCTTCAACATCTTCAGCAGACACATTAAGAAATGCTGCCTTTACAACATCGGGATTCGGTATGTTTATAGCATCAATAAACTCTATCATCTGGTCAAGAGTGCTATCGCTCAGAGCCATAGTCGTCTTGAATATCTGAGTGTTGGTGTACCGTGTCAATTTGCCTTTGCCGCTTTTCTCGAATGAAACAGGCACGCCTTTTGTTGGGTGGCTGACATCAATATAGACAGTAGTCTCTTCATCTGAAGATCTTGATACGATCTCTTCGTGTAAAGTCCAAGGGCAGCTCCAGAGCAATATTTCCTCTGGGTCATCAGCCAGAAGGTCGTATACCAAAAACCATATACGCCTATCTGGATAGAAAGCCTTTGCTAGCTCTGGGTCTGTATCCCATAGCTCAGTTGTTTGCTGTGAGCAGATAAAGCAATCTCCTGACATTCTTAGATCAGGATAACACGCCTTTAATACAGGACTCATTCTGGCGTTGCACAAGTAATCACCAAATAGAGCCTCACCTTCATCGCCTACACTTCTATGGAAATGTACTTCCATCCCATAGAATCCAAGCTCTTCAATCTCAAGCGGTTGAATTATCCTAATCCTATTCTTACCGTCCCTTGGAACGAACATCTTTATTGTTCCACGGTTGATATAAGAAACCCTTGCCCCAGGTGGCCTATAAAAATCACCCTTTTTTGAATCCCTATCCTTCAGTGCATTTGTATCAAGCCCATCTTTCCACTTCCGCTTTGCTCTATCACGAGCAGTCTCTTTAGCTTTCGCCATCTGTGCCTCCTCCCTTCATTCTTTTCTTGAAGTCTTGTATAGCCCTTAATGCTAATCCTGGAACAAAGTATGCTAGGATGCAGACTATACTACATATCACTACTGCCTTTATTAAGAACTCGATCATCTAACCGGCCTTTTTGGCTTCATAGACCTCTTTTCTATTTCAGCCCTAATCTTTTCTTTAACGTGACTCGCAAGAAGCGCCCGTGTATCTTTTTTGCTCTCTATCTTAGCAAAATACCCTTGGCCGTGTAGCCTTGCTAAGACATCTAACATGGATATTTTCTTATCATATGATTTCCTTGATGCTTCAGCTTGTAGATATTGTCTCTTCAGAGACTGGTATTCAGGGTCACTCTTTATTATTGAGCTGATAGCACCCTCAGTTATCTTCGACACACCATATGTAGCTTTTAGTGTAGGGTCATCCGTAGTCCTTATTGTTCTACCAAGATTGGCTTCATGGTTATCAAACCTTGTCTTCAGATCAGCCTCTTGGTTCTGCCAATAGTCAAAGAACCCTGGTGCCGTTGAGCACTCTTCTTCAAGCTTGTTTCTGTCTATTAATATGTCTTCATTGAACATATGCTTCTCCTTGTCTTAAGTAAGATTTTTATTTTCACCACCTTTAATTGCTAATAAGACACCAAGCACTGATAACCAGAATATCTTGATATACAAGAGATATTCCCAGCTGCCAGTTGTGCTAACTATCCATACTACAACAGGATTTGCTTCTGTATAGCCAGCATTAACCAATACCACAGTTTGAAAGTAATCAAGTATACAATATATACACAATGTTATATACATGAGCCATATAGTTGCTTTGTATGTTGGTAGTGATTTAATATCCATAACTAACAATGAAGACAACAATAAAGATTGCTGCAATAGCAGCAATAATTAACGAATTAGTGTATATGCTTGGTTCCATATCAATTTATCTCTTTTAATCATCATTGTGCCATCTGCTTCCAGGTATCTCTTGTGAGCCATTAGGCAACCTCCAGTTGCCAGTGAACATAGACGCTCATGTTTCACCATTGATAAGCCTAACTTCACCACACCAACACCTACCTGTCCAATACCCATGCTCTTTTCCACAACTGGTACATTTCCACCCATCATTTTTGGTTTTTGCTATACAGAAAATGAATACAAATAAAGCAATAATTAGCATGATTTTCACAATAACCTCTTTTTATAATTAGATACGTTTTAAAAGGGTTCATCGCTGCTTCACATTAAAATTTCTAATTTCTTAGCAAACTCTGCTATTGACTCTTCAAGTAATGGTAAGTTTTCAGGATTATATGTAGCCATGGCTGGATGTACAGAGTATGTTATCCAGCAATTGTATTCATTATTCCAAGCTGTAGTTGCGTTAATACTCATTATACCAGTTGACTCACCTCTGAAGAAAAGATTTCCTGTATTTCCAAATGATAGTATGAGGAATGGTTTGACTATATCAATCTCCCTCTTTAACCATTTGCTACATGCTGTTACGTGCTTCTTCTTTGGTGTCTTTGTAATGCTAGGGAAGCACTTTACAACATTATCAATATAGAACAGTTCTCTGCTTAGCCTATACTCTCTGAATATATCCCATAATATTTTCCCTGATTGCCCAATAAATCCCATACCTTTCTTATCTTCAAGTCTTCCAGGTGCTTCACCGATAAGCATAACATTCATTTGTCCATTGCTTGGATAGACAGGGCTGGTACATTCTTTAATTAGCTCACACCCATCACACCCATCAAGATATGTCCCTGATAAATCATTTTTTGTAAAATCGCCAAGTTCTGGCTTCACACCATCTAAGTCTCCACTTAGAATCTCATCACCAAACCAAGCACTTTGGGTCATTAATGCAGCTTTATCGTCTGAATTATAAGCATATGTTAAAATCGCTTCGCCTTCGCAGTGCTCAACAACATCTTTCTTCTCATTGTAAATCTTGTTACCAAATATAAGCATCTTAAAGTCTGTATCATCTTTCAAGTTACCATAGACACCACCCATAGAACCAAATGAGCCACTGCCTGCTGTTTGGCCAACAGCAGCTCTGTAGCCAACTCGCAACGAGTCCATTCTCCCAAAGAAGAAGTTTGACTTATCACCAGTATTATAAGACTCTGATAAATTTATCAAGCCTATATTGTTTGCTATCTTTGCTATAGCACCCCTGTACCTGTGTAATGGATCATTCGATAATTCAAAATCAAAATATTGGGATAGTTCTTCTAGTTCATCTTCTGGAAGGTTGAGTTTGTCTTTTGATTTCTCGTAAGCTTTAACCTTAACAAGTAGGTCACGTACTTTTTTATTGACTTTCCGTTTTTCTACTTTAGATTCTAGGTCTAAATCATCCTTGAAAGCCCCTTGCATTCCTCTGCATTCTACAATCTCTTTGGAAGCTACCTCTCCTATACCCTTTACCTCTCTCAGAGGTGACAACAGGCTATTATCGTCTCCAATTGCCCATGTATCAGCCATAGATTTATTTATATCTGGAAGATTGATCTTTATACCAAGACGTTTCGCTTCATTTATAAGCTCACCTTTCTTATTTGCTGGGCCATAGGATAGTAAGGCAGTCATAAATTCAATAGGATAGTAAACTTTTAGGTACATCTGCCATACACCAGTCAAGCTGTATTCACAAGCATGGCTTTTATTAAAGCTGTAACTACCTGTATTCTTTAGCTCTCCAAATATTGTTTTGGCATCTGATTCCGATAAAGTCCCAAGCCTTTTGCACCCAGCTATGAATTCTTCTTCAAACTTCATGAATTCTTCAACGCCCTTTGACTTGC